TACTTAAGAAGATTAAGTTCATGTACAAGAATCTACCATGGTATTTACAAACACCAATTATCAATGGTAGAGCTGGAGAATATGGTTCTGCATCTATGATAGAATTCGATAACGGTTCTTTTATAGAGTCTATCCCTACATCTTCGGAAGCTGGTCGTTCAGAATCTCTTTCCCTATTGGTTATTGATGAAGCAGCAGTAGTAAGATGGGCAGCTCAGATTTGGGCAGCGGCCTTCCCGACTCTATCAACGGGAGGGGCTGCTATCATCAATTCTTGTGTTACTGGTGATACTAAATTGATATGTAGGAATGGGTTAATCCCAATAAAAGACCTATGCCCTGAATCATTTGGAAAAAAAGATATAAGAAATTTGGGTATTCAAGTTTTATCTCATACTGGTAAATGGAGGAATATTATAGGTTCACTTAATAAGGGTTTACTAGAAACCTGGGAGATAGAGAATGATAGAGGTAGAATATTAAAATGTACTCCTCAACATAAACTCTATACCATTAGAGGTTGGATGTCAGTAAAAGACATCTTAGAAAAAGGTATTGAAGCTATTTTTTATGATACTGGAGTAAATGACTTATTAGAAAATCCTATAACTGAGCCTCCTAAAAAAGAAATATTTAAAAAGATACCAGAGTTTCCTAATTACCTAGTATCTAATCTTGGAAGAGTAAGTAAACAATATATCCAGGGTATATGCTGGGGTACTAAAAGTACAAAAACTTATATATCTAAGCTAAAATTGAATAGGGTATATATGGATACCATATATGATATTTGCGTAGAGGAAGATGAATCATATCTTACAAACACTGAATACGTATCTCATAATACGCCCTACGGAGTTGGTAATTTCTACCACTCTACTTGGGTAGATGCAATTGCTGGAGGAAATCCATTTAACCCACTTCGATTGTATTGGCAAATGCACCCAGAACGAGATATCAATTGGTACAATGAAATGTCTTCTGCCTTGGGAACCAAAAGAACTGCACAAGAAATTGATGGTGACTTCTTATCATCTGGAAATACAGTCTTCGACCTGTCTGATATTAAGGCAATCGAAGACTGCCTTAGTGATTATCCAGTTCTTAAGAAAAGGTTTAATGGTCAGTATAGGCAATTCTGTGAACCAGAAGATAACAAGGAATACTTTATTGGTGCCGACGTTTCTACTGGTAGAGCAACTGACTACTCTGCTTTCACTTGTATGGATAAAGCTGGAGAAGAACAAGCAGTATTCAAAGGCAGATTATCAGTAGATAAGTATGCCAGATTACTGGGAGATACTGGTCAATTATTTAATTTTGCAACTATTGCTCCAGAATCAAACGATGTTGGATTGGCAGTAACCTCTAAACTTCAAGATGAAGGATATCCTAAACTGTATTACTACCAAAAGATGCTTAAGAAAAAAGGTAAATCTAGACCTGAGATGGATAAATCTCCTGGATGGTTAACTACTCAAAGGAACCGTTCAGTAATCATTGAAGGTTTAGAACAAGATATACGAGAAGATAATATCACTTGTAAAGACCCATTCTTTGTTCAAGAAGCATATACCTTCATATATGATGGTTTGGGTAGGCCAGTTGCAATGGGTAAACATAGAGCTAACAATTCAGCAGTAGATGTAGACCTTGAAGGTGATGTCTATTCTGATGACTCCATATTTGGTAAAGCTATATGTAATCACATAAGGAAAGGAAAAACTAACGTAATTGTACAACCAAAATGAAAAAGAAGTTCAACTTTAATTGGAGTTGGGGGAGAAAGAAGGACCCACCTCCAGAACCCTACAAAGAGGAGAAGAAATCAAAACCTTCTACTATCTCTCCTGGTAGAGTTTCAGTCGATGAAGATGAATCTCTTATCAGTTCATTAAAGGGTATTACTGCAATGGTAGACCCTTCTTTTCGTGTTGAAGTAATACCTCTAATTCGAGATTTATATAAGGTAAATCCGGATATGGGCATTGCTTTGCAGGATATGTTTAAGTTAGCCAATACTGGTCATACTGTAACATTCCCTAACAATACAGATGATGAAGCCGATAAGATGAGGAAACACTTGGCTGAGAAAACTAAGAAATGGTCAAGGTATACTGCTGGAATAGATGGCTTGGTTAACAAGATGATTGTACAATGTCTTGTTGGCGGAGCTATTTCTGTTGAAGGAGTTCCTGATGAAAAGCTGGAAGGTTTGGATACTATCCTATTCCTTAGACCTGAGAACATTGTATTCAAAAGGGAAAACAATGGAGTATATTCTCCTTATCAAAAGAACAAGAATTACTTCATAAAGCACCAGGATTACATTAAGCTTAACCCAGAGACTTATGTATATGCTGCAATGTATAATGATACCGATGAACCATACGGAATACCACCGTTCATGGCAGCATTAGATTCATTGAAAGGGCAACATGATATGAGGGTAAACTTTAAACATATCATGGAAGTCTGCGGTATGGTAGGATTCTTGGAAGCTAAGATGGCTAAACCTGACCAATCTGGTAATGAAAGTGTAAGGCAATATGAAGCTAGACTAGAAAGAAACCTAAGAGACCTAAAAAGAAATCTTAGGGATGGTATGAAAGATGGAATTGTAACGGGTTACATTGATGACCATGAGTTTAAGCTTAACTCTACCACTAAGGAATTAGGTAACATCAAGGAACCCTGGAACATGAATCAGCAATCAGTTGCCAATGGTTTGGGAGTTAATGGTAATCTTATCGGAGTTAGTTCAACAACTGGTGAGGGAGCAACGGGGATAATGCTCTCTAAATTAATCAGCCAGTTAAAGAATCTACAAATGCTTGTAACTTATGTATTAGATTTTCTTTATTCTCTAGAACTGCGCCTGGCTGGCTTTAATAACAAGGGAATAAAGATTCAATGGGGGACTTCAACTATCTCGGATGAAGTTAAAGTTCAACAAGGTCTTCAATACAAGATACAGAATTTGGATTTGTTGTACAAAGCTGGTATCATTAGCCAAGACCAATATGCTTGGGCAATGGGATATGATTCTCCTGATGAGGATGAACCAAGAGTTTCACTTGAAGACCAGTTTGCTAAAGGTGGTAATTCAGACCCTCAAGAAGGTACTAAGAAGAAACAAAGGCAGGCTGATAAGAATCAATCTGCTCGTAGGTCAAGAGATAAAACTAATCCGGCTCCTTCTCGAGGAGACCAAAATACTAAAGCAAGATGAGTAAAAAATTTACAAAGAAAAACAAAGAGCATCTTGATTCAATGGTGATTGGACAAGGGCATACAATAATGGCTGGGTATATCCCAGAATCCGTTGGAGCCCAGGCTTTCTCCGAGAATTATTATAAGTGGAAGACTCCAACACCAGACTCTATTGCTCAATTTGGATTTTGGGGAGGTGATATAGATTACAATACTTATTATCCTAACCTTGATAAATCTGAACTTACTCCTAAGGACGAAGAATTTATCGAACCGATGTTTAGATTACTTTCAGAAACGATTGTATCTAAGAATTGGAATCCTACTGACTTTAGTCAAAATGGAGTACTAAAGGCATCAATGAAACTGTTACTTGGTCAAACCGTAAACTGCGACCATGAAACAAACATTGGTAATGCAATCGGGGCTGTATCTCAAGTGATGTGGCAAGAATCTTATAAAGATGGACACTTCACTATTCCTGCAGGTATCAATGGTATTCTGAAGATTGATGGTAAGGCAAATCCAAGAATTGCTAGAGGAATCCTTATGGAACCTCCTTCAATCCACAGTAATTCAGTAACTGTACAGTTCAAGTGGGATAAATCTCATCCAGGAATGGAAGATAGTGAATTCTACCAGAAGCTTGGTACCTATGATTCTAAGGGAGAGATGGTACGTAGAATAGTTACTGAGGTAGTTCGTTATTTGGAAACTTCATTAGTATCCCATGGTGCTGATTCATTTGCTCAAAAGATTGGTTCAGATGGTAAAATTGTTAATCCTACTTTTGCAAAAAGAACCTGGGCTTCTTATGAGGAATATAGGGATGACAAGTCCAAACAGTATTTCTTTACTGACTACAAAACAGATCTCTCAGAGTTTCAAGAAAAGGACGATACTCAGGATTCTTTAATTGATAACCAAGAAAATCAAAATAATAATAAAGAGAATATGAACAAAGAATTGCAAGAATTTCTTGAAAAGCTTTTCGGGGATAACATGCTATCCCTTGCAGAAGGTAAAGAGATGACTCAGGAAGAAGTTATCTCATGTATTCAAAGCTTGGTATCATCCAAAAACAGTCTTCAGACTACGGTTGATAATCTGACTACAGAGAAATCTTCTCTTACTGAACAGATTAATAATCTGAATGCTGAAGTAGCAAACTTAAAGGAAATGGCAACAGTAGGAAGAAATCACATTGCTTCTCTCCGTGAAAATGCCGTAGGTACTTATAAGAAGTTGATGGGTGACAAAGCCGATGAAACTATCATCACTATGTTGAATGCCGAAACTACTGGCATGGTTACTTTGATTTCTCTCCAGAAAGATTATCAGGCTCGTTTGGAAGAGAAGTTCCCAATGGTATGCGCAAGCTGCGGTTCTCACGATGTAAGCCGTGCTTCTTCAGCTCAGGAAATTGATGAAAAATCAGGAACTCAGACTGAGGATAAAACTAAATTGGCCGAAAGATCTACTTCCGATGTTCTTGATGACATCTACAAGAGTAAGTTCAAATAAATAAATAATCCGATAAATATCACTGTTATGACGAAAATCGTAAACCAAGACCAAGCAATGACTCTCTTTGGGGAAAAGACTCCAAGAGCGGTGATTTACAAAAGTGAATCCCACAAATTGCACCAAGCCTTCAATGTAAAAGAAGGAGAAACAATCGTTCAGGGTATGCCGGTGGCAATTGATAAAACTGGCCTCATATTTCCTTTCAAAGATGCTGCTACTGAAGTATATTTGGGAGTTGCTGTTACTAATAACATCAATCCAGCTTACCGTGCCCAGCATAACTTCCCTGTAGAAGTTACAGTTGCCATGGAAGGTTACATGATTTGTAATTGGGTATCAAATACTACTCTTACTGCTGGTTATGTAATCCCTTCTGGAGATTTGCTAAATGACCGTTTTGTAAAAGCAAACCAGGGAACCTCAACTCCTTTTATTGCTCTTACTCCGGCAGATGAAGCAAACGAGTTAATCCAAGTACTTATTAAATAAGAAGAAAAAGAAATTATGGAAAAAGTTGATATTTCAAAACTGAAGAAGGAAGACTTTATCAAAGAACTTCCTCAAATGGTAAGTCAGCTGGATGCTTTCCGTCAGGGAGCCCAGAATAAAAAGCCGGTAGAAATTACCCTGGGTGAACTTGCTACAGGTAAGTGGGGAATTACAGAAGATGAATTGTTCGAAAAGGTTGGTATCAATCCAAAAATCGATACAATGGAAAATATCTTCACTATGCCTCAGCAAGATGTTCGTTGGATTGTTCCGGAAATCATTCGTTCTGCAATTACTTTGGGTATGCGCCAAGCTCCGTTCTATCCGGAGATTATTGCATCCGACCAGTCAATCAATGGATTGACTGCTATCATGCCGATGATTAACATGTCCGATGCTGCACCGGCTAAGGTTAACGAGGCAGAAACAATTCCATTGGGAGATGTAAGCTTCGGACAGAAATCAGTTTCTCTGTTTAAAATCGGTAAAGGTTTTAAACTTACTGATGAAGTTCGTAACTATGTTTCTCTCGATGTATTGGCAATCTACCTTCGTGACTTCGGTGTTCAGCTGGGTTATGCAATGGATACATTGGCTATGGACGTTGTTATCAATGGTAATAAACCGGATGGTTCAGAATCTGCTCCGATTATTGGTGTATACGAAACAACCAATGGTATCACATATAAGGACCTTCTCCATATCTGGGTACGTGCTGCTCGTATGGGACGTAACTTCACTACGATGATTGGTGGAGAAGACCAAGCTATCGAAATGTTGAACCTGCCAGAGTTTAAAGACCGTCATTCAGGTACTACCGAAGCTACACTCAACATCAAATCACCGGTACCTAAGAATGCCAACTTCTACATCCATCCGGGAACTCCGGACCAGGGTCTTCTGCTGATTGATACAACGGCTGCCCTGATTAAGCTTACTGCTAAGCAGTTGATGTTGGAATCAGAAAGAATCGTTTCCAACCAGACTCAGGCAATCTATGCAAGCTTGACTACTGGCTTCTCTAAGATGTATCAGGATGCTGCACTTATCTTGTCTGCGAATAAGAAGTTCTCTGAAGCTGGATTCCCAGACTTCATGAACATCGACCCGTACTTGATGGTTAACCTGGAGTAAACCCGGTTTTATTTTACACAGTTCTAATTTCGAATGGGATAGGGTTTTGAGAGGACCCTATCCCTATTTTAAACATCTAAAAACTTAGTAGATTATGAGTGAAAAAATAAAGGTAACTGTAGGAGCTAAAGCTTACAGTTTTCATGACCAGTCAACTGGTATCACAATCGCAAGAGGAGAAGAAAGAGAACTTACTCTCCGTCAACTTGGTTCAAAGAAAATCCAAATGGCTTTGAACTCGGGACATCTTCGGATGATTGCTGACAAAAACAAAGTAGAGAAATATTCGGCTAACGATTTGGACAAGCTGGAAAAGAAACTGACGGCTCAGTTTGAAAAGGGTATGGAAGTTGCAAAGATTGCAAAGGCCTATACTCTGGAAGAACTTACTCTCATTGCTGCTCGCCACGAAATCGTAGCCGAGAAGAATGATACTCCGGTAACCCTGGTTCAGGCATTGCTGGAAGAGTTCGAAGAACAATCTAAATAATTCATCATGGAAAATCTAGACTTCGTAGCTACTACGAATGGTCTGGAAGTTTCATTTAGAGTACTAAGCAAAGTCCCAGCCAAGGCCATTTTTGACTGGGACTTTGGTGATGATAAGGGGTCCGCTTACGATGTTAAGCAACCAACTTACACTTATGAAAAGTCCGGATTTTATACAGTAGCACTGAATATCACGAACTCCGATGGACTTAATCTTTCTGCTACCAAATTAGTAATTGTAAATACAGAGGCTGTTACTACATTAACGGACAGTATATATAACCTTATTAATTATTTCATTCCTTCAGAAATCTCCGATGGTATGACCCTTGAGGAGAAGGAGATGTACATAACTAAATGGCAATTATATATCCAACCACTAGTAAATCATTGTATTCCCTTGGATAAATATAATGATGAATTAATGTATGAAGCTCTAGAAAACCAATTAATAATGGAGTTGGCAGCCTGGGATTATCTAAATGTCAAGCTCCTTAATTTATTAACGAGTACCGGAGAATACCTTAGTCAACTAACATCAACCAAAGAACAAGCGGGAGATGGTAGTTCGAAACCAGAACTTACCAGAGGTGATAGGATTAAACAAATCACTACTGGGCCTACTGAAGTACAGTACTATGATATGCTTTCAGATTCAACATCTTCATTATGGAAAACATTCTCACAAGCTTTGCAACCTGGAGGTGTCATAGACGAATTAAAACAAAGACTTTGTATGTTAGCTACGAGATTGGAAATCTACTTACCATTCTGTGCACCAGTTAGTAAGTTAGTAGTTCCTCGAGTAGTTGACAGAAGAAGACCCGGTATATTGGATGGACCTAATCCAAGTGTACCAGTAAAAAGAAATGGTAGAACCTTAATCAAGAAAAGATGACCAAGACTCCTCATAGAATGGTAAAGAATCGTTCTTGGGATAGATACAAGAAGATTATCAATGATTTCTTGGATATAGATGCTGGAAGGCAAACTATAACTTGGGCAAAGAATGTAAATCAACTCCTAAGTCATGGAGAAGATTATATCCCTAAATATTATAATATACCCATCGAGGCTCTCTGTTATTACAATGCCTTTCGAAACTGGCCTATCAATAAAGCCACAATCACTGGAGAACTCGATGATGAGAATCTATCCATACTAGTTACAAAATCCTATATAGAAAACCTGGGATACTTAACTCCAGAAGGTTATTGGGATTTTAACTGGTCTGAGGATAGGTTCGTAATTAACGGTATTACTTATAAACCTGCAGGAGATACACAAGTTGCCCAGGCCAAAGATGAAGCATTGGTGTTCATGGTCATTCTCAAGAGAGATAGAGATACCAAAATCGAATTTGTAGAATAAAAATGAACGTATATGGCAAAGATGTTACAATTACGATGGACTCGAATTGAAATCCAAAATGGGATTTGGTTCGATAGTAATATGGTAATCCTACATGGTATATGCGGAATACATGTTGAAATGAAAGGGCAAGGAAATGATATTACGGCCATGCAATCCATGACTGGTGATAAATACGTTTCTTGCTTTCAAGATTATTTCGGAGACCTTTGGGATAAGATAATACCTCATCCAGGTATTGGGCAAACTATGAAGTTCAGAGTCAATAGATTACCAGATTATGCAATAATCAGAGGTGATGTTGAGGATGGCGGAGATGTAGACCCTGATAATCCAGGAATACCAATGAATGCTTTCTGTGGTTCAGAAGGAGAACCATTCAGAGGTAGTGATACTGAACTGTTCTTGGGTAAACAAATGATTAATTAACCCTTAAATATATAAACCTATATGTACGTAAGTAAATATTACACCTGCGAGGAAATTGACCAGCGGTTGTTACAAGGTTACTATGATGACTTAGTGACTGCTGGTTTTGCTGGAACTCTCAATGAATTCTGGGCCTTCATTCTCTCTATCAAGAACAAGGTTGATAAGAGAGAGGGATATGACTTATCGAAAAACGATTTTACCGATGAACTGAAAAGAAAGTTGGATGGAATCGAAGAGAAAGCCAATTACATCACAAAAGTTTCTCAGTTAGAAAACGACTCTAAGTTTCAAACTGAAGAAGAAGTTAAGAAAATGATTGATGATTTGGTTGACGGTGCTGGTGATGCTCTGGATACTCTTAAGGAGTTGGCAGAAGCATTAGGAAATGACCCCAACTTTGCAACCAATATCACAAATAAACTTACCGACCTTCGTAATGATTTGACTGCTGAGGTTAACCGGGCAAAAGAAAAAGAAGCCGAACTCGGTTCTCGAATTACTGCAGTAAATGATGCTTTGCTCAAAGCCGTGGATTTACTCAAGGGGAAGATTGATAATATCCGTATTGCTTTGGTAGATAAAATCGACAAGCTGGAGGCTAAGGTTGATAAGAACACTGCAGATATTGCCGACTTGCGTAATGAAACTACTGGTTCATTGGCAGATGCTAAAGCTTATGCTAAGGACCTGGTAGATAAAGAAGCAGAGGCTCGTAAGGCTGGAGATGATAAACTGGTGGAAGATATGCACCAGATGACTACTCTCCATATTCAGGACAAAGCAGAACTTACTCAGAAGATTGTCGAAGAGGCTCAATTAAGAGAAAACCAGGATGCAGGAATTCGTCAAAGCTTAACCGAGGAAATCTCTACTCGTCAATCTGGTGATGCTGCTCTTGAAAGTAAACTTGCAGAAGAGGTTACCAATCGTAAAGCTGCCGATGAAACATTGCAGAATGGTTTGACTAAAGAAGTTGCTGACAGAACTAATGCCGATAACACTCTTCAAACCAATATTGATAAGGAAGCTCAAGCAAGAGAATCCGGAGACCAAGTTCTTAAAGGGCAAATTGATTCAGAGGCAGCAACTCGTACTGCTCAGGACCAAATACTTGACCAGAAGATTACTGCTCTATCTGAAAGAACTAATACCGATAAGGGTGAAGTACTTGCTGCAGTAGAAGCTGAAAAGGAAGCTCGTATTGCAGGAGATAATGCCCTTAAAGAAAGTAAGGTAGATAAGAGAGAGGGTTATGCCCTGTCTAAGAATGACTTTACTGATATCTTACTTCAGAAGTTGAATGGCATTGAAGAGCATGCAAATTATATTACTCAAGTATCACAATTAGTAAATGATGCTGGGTATCAAACGGAAGCCGATGTAGAGGCTGCAATCGAAAAGATTATCGGTTCTGCACCTGAAGTACTTGACACTCTGGAAGAGATTGCCAAAGCCCTGGGGGATGACCCTAATTTCGCTACAACTATCACTAAGAAGTTGGCAGCAATCACAGAGAAGGTAAATCAAGAAATCGAAGACAGAACTGCTGCAGATACTGCTCTCCAAGGAAATATCGATACTGAGATAGCTGAACGTAAAGAAGCCGATGCTGCTCTTAAGACCGAACTTAAAGAGTATGTAGATGCTCAGACTTCTATCGGTGATACTGCATTGAATGTAGTTAAGGATAACCTGGCTAAGGAAATCCAAGACCGTAAAGATGCTGATACTACCCTACAAGCTAATATCAATAAAGAGGCTACTGATAGAAAAGCGGCAGATGCAACACATACTGAGAATATCGCTACTCTTAATCAAAGAGTATCCGATTTGGCTTTATCTATTCAGGATGCTATCAATACGGTTAAGAATGAACTTACTGCTCAAGTAAATGCCAATACTACGGCAATTGCTACTAATGCAGCTAACATTCAGAAGAACTCAGAAGCAATCACGGCTGTAACTAAAACTGTAGGTGATAACTACAAAGAGGTTAAAGATATGATTAATGAGGAAATTGTAGACCGTACTAACGGTGACAGTAACCTCAGTTCTCGTATTGATAATACGAATATTGCCCTGGGAACAGAACAGGCCGAAAGAAAAGCAGCAGACCAAATCCTTCAAGTAAATCTTGATAAAGAAGTTGGAGACCGTAAATCGGCCGATGCTGCATTGGAAACCAAAATAGAGGGTCAGATATCGGGGCTTAACCAAACTATCTCTGGTGAAATTACTAGAGTAGAAGGAAAAGTAACCCAAGAAATTAAAGACCGGGAAGCTGCAAATAAAACTTTGAGCGACCGTATTAATTCATTGGAAACCGGTTCAAATGAAAAGGTAAATGAACTCAAAACAAAGGTAGAAGCTAATACTGCAGCTATCAATGTAGAAAAGGAAAGAGCTATTGCCAAAGAGGATGCAATCCAGGCAAACTTGAATACGGCTATTGCCAATCACAAAGATGAGGTAAATGCCTTAACTAAGAGTATCTCTGATGAGGCTAATGTTCGTATTTCAGGTGATGCAGCACTTCAGGTAAATATTGATAAAGAGGTAACAGACCGTAAAAATGCCGATACCCTTATTAATAATGCCTTAGCTCAGGAAGTTTCGGACCGTACTACTGCTATTCAAGGATTAGAATCTAAGAAGGTAGACAAGGTAGATGGTAAAGTACTTTCTTCAAATGACTTTACAGATCTCCTTTTGGTAAAATTGAACGGTATTCAAGAGAAAGCTAACTACATTACTAAAGTATCTGAGTTATTGAATGATTCAGAATTCCAGACTGCTGAACAAGTAGAAGCTGCAATTCAGAAAATCATTGGCTCAGCTCCAGAGGTTCTTGATACTTTGAAGGAAATTGCAGATGCTTTGGGTAACGACCCAAACTTTGCAACTACAATGACTCAGAAACTTACGGAGTTAACTGCAAAGATTGAAACTGAAACTCAGAATCGGGTATCTGGTGATGCAGCTTTGGATACTAAGCTTACAACTCTGGATACTAAGCTTACCAAGATAGTAGAGGATTTAAGAACCTACGTTACTGAAACTCGTACTGAATTGTTGGCAAGAGCAAATAACCAAGATGCTCTTATCAATCAGAACTCGGCAAATATCCAGAGAAACCTGGAATTAATCCAGGGTATTCAAAACAATATTTCGGGTTCTTACTTGGAAGTTAAGGCTTTGCTTGAAACCGAGATAGCTGCACGTAAAGCAGAGATTACTCGAGTAGAAGGTTTGATTACCGATACTAATCAGGCTCTTACTACTGAAACTGAAGAACGTAAAGCTGCTGATAAAGAACTTCAGGATAATCTTGATGCCGAATCTGCTGCTAGAACTGCTGCTGATACTGCATTGGGAGTTCGTATAGATACGGAAACTTCAGAAAGAAAGGCAGCCGATACTAATCTTGATAATAAGATTAACAAGGAAATTCAGGATAGAACCACTGCAGATACTGCTCTCCAAACCAAATTGGACAAAGAGGTATCAGACCGTACTACAGCAGATACTGAATTGGGTACTCGTATTGATAATGAAGAAGATGCAAGGGAAGCTGCAGATACTACTCTTCAGAGAAATATCGATACTGAGAAAACCGAGAGAAAGGCAGCCGATGGGACTTTGCAGGATAATATTGATGCTACCAATGCTCATACTATCAATACTCACAGATTGGATTCAAATCCCGTATTGAATGGTACAGACATTAAGTTGGATGGGTACGAAAAGAATGAAGGTAATACTCCTACAGACTTGGATGTAAAGGCAACCGATACGGCTTCAGCTGCATTTGGTAAAGTACAGAAACGTATTGAAGTAGATAAGGCAGATACCAACTCTAAATTCAACAGGGTAAAATCTTCAGTAGGTCTTACTAGTACTTTTGGGATGCCTACACTTTCCGATACCAATTATATGGGAGGTTCCGTAAATGTGGTTGATTCCTTAAAGAAATTGGATGCCCAATTAGAACCAATCATTATTCCTGCAGCAGCATTTAGTCTGGTTTCCCAGGCAACTTCAGAAAAGATTGCAGCAGTATTTACTAATGAATTATTGCAAGAAATTGCAACAAACACTACACACCGTCCTTATATATTGGTGGATACTGGTAACAATTCCTATCAGCAATTCAGATTGAGCTTACAGCTTAGTGGTCCTACTACTGGAGATATCACTCTGAGACTTATGTATGAATCGGCTGGTAATGAGTTTTACAGAGAATTCAAGAGAACTGCTCAAGGTGCTTGGTCTTTATCTTTCATAAGAACTGGTAGACTTCTTATTGAAGGAGATGTAGTTAATAATCTAACTACGGGTAATGCTAAGTTACCTTTAAGTGCAAACCAAGGTAAAGTATTGAAGGGTTTGATTGATGCTCTTGGAACAGATGCCTCAGAATTGGAAACAGAACTGAAAGAACTGATTAATACTACTAAGACTACCTTAGAAGGTACTATTGCAACCGAGGTACAAAATCGTAAAGCTGCCGATACTGCTTTAGATACCAAGTTAACCATGGCTATCAATAAAGAGGTAACTGATAGAACCAATGCTGATACTGCTCTCGGTACTCGTATTGACCAGGAGGTAACGGCAAGAACTAATGCAGATGCTACCTTGAAAACCGAATTAACTAGAAATATACAGGGAGTTCAGGATGCCTTAGATGGATTCATTGCAACTAAGGCTCAGGCAAATGGATTAGCTTCTTTGGATGAAAATGGAAAAGTACCTGCTAATCAATTACCATCATATGTAGATGATGTAATCGATGTATATGCTACTTATGATAAATCCCCTACTGGAGAACTTTCTAATATTGCCTTATTTGAGAATCCAGACCATACTAGAACAATAGTTGGGGAAGCAGGAAAGATTTATCAAAATGTAACTGATGGAGAACCCACCTATCAATTTAGATGGACTGGTACTACCTGGGCACCTATTGTTTCTGGTGGAGTAGTAATCGGTGAGATCACTGGTACTGCTTATGATGGAGCAAAAGGTAAAACCACTACGGATAATCTTAATGCTCTTAAAGCTTTTAATCCTATACGATTAACCGATATTGTTACGGATACTTCTAAAGCTACAATCCAATATGAAAAGTCCGATGGTACAGCTATTCAAGGATTGGATATTCCTGCTGCTAATTCTACTAAAGCCGGTGTTATGGCTGCTGCAGATAAGGTTAAACTTGACACCACATTACCTAATCAAATTGCTGCCGAAACTGCTGCAAGGGAAGCTGCAATTTCTGGTGTTCAAGGAGAATTGGCTAATGATATAGCTCAGGAAGTAGTGGATAGAAATGAGGCTATTGCAACTGCTAAAGCTGAATTAACTACGGCTATCAATAAAGAAATATCCGATAGAAAGGCAGCCGATTCAGCTAATTTCAAAGAGCTAGAAGACGGAATGACTGCTGCTGTTGATAATCTAGAGGGAAGAATCCAGGCTACTGATGGTAAACTGTATGAAGAAATAGATAACCGAAAAGGTGAAATCAATAGAGTAGAAAAGTTAATCTCGGATGAAACTGCAACCCGAGCTCAAGCAGATACTAATGTAAATGCTAAGGTAGATTCTCATATTGCTAACAAATCTAATCCCCATGGAGTAACCAAAGCTCAGGTAGGTTTAGGTAATGTTAACAATACGTCAGATGCAGATAAACCAGTATCTACTGCTCAGGCAACTGCTATTGCAGATGCTAAGGCTGCAGGTACAAATGCACAAGCTAACTTAAATACCCATACTCAGAATAAATCTAATCCTCACAATGTAACCAGAGACCAGTTGGGAATGGGAACTAACTCTGAGATTGTATTTAAGAAAGTATCTGCTCCTTCTGGGTTATGGAAGGAATCCGATGAAAGACTTAAATCCTTCATCAAACCTTTGGAACATACTCTTGATGAGATTTGCTCTATACCTACCGATTCATTCATAATTCGAGGTAGTCATGATATAGGTACTATTGCTCAGGCAATCGAAAAACATTTCCCAGAATTAGTTTCTGAGAATACGGTTAAATCCGATACTGTACCTAATCCCGAAGTCTTCGAAACAATCGAAAAGGATGGAGAAACTTATGTAGTGGTTAAAGAGGTAGATTATTCTAAGATGTCGGTTCTGGCAATCGAAGGTATCAAACTTCTGAAGGCAAGAATCGAAGAATTGGAAAAGAAACTTTTATTCACAAACTTGGATTAATATGGGAGAGATAGCAACTTGGAGTGCTGTCAAAACTAAAGTAGGCCTTGGTAAGGATTCAAATGAATGCCCTACCAAGGCTGAATTGTTAGCACTCTCTCCTACAGGAACAGGAGAATCTTACATAGGCTTGGAAATTTCCAATGCTAGTTCCTATGGCGATAATGAAACTATACAGCTTAGTGATATACATAAGGTAACTTATAAGTATACTCTGGCATTAACTAATAAGACTCTAAACTTCACTGCTTTGGGTGGAGCTCCAACTCCTGCTGGTTTCGATTTGGTTACCCAAAAACAAAAATACCTGGATGGGGTTGCCCAATCTGGAGTTATTCCGGTATCTTACAACTTATCTGCACATCCTGATTGGATTTATTCTGAGAATGGTTTAAAAGCTACAGAAAATCTTAATACCCAGGAAAGGTATGGGTCTGTAACCTTTACTCAGGCAGAATCAGGAAAATCTATTGACGGTGCTGTTTCTCAGGCAGCAGCTTCTCAGAGATTTGAATATACTTTTAGTAGTAAATATCCAGGAATAAACTTTAATGCTCTTGGAGGTATTAGTTCTGCTAATAAAATATTGGATATAACTTCTACTCGTCAAGAGTATAGAAATAATCATACTTATGGAAACTTAGTTCAGATATCTTTTACCAATACCGGTTTGCCCAGTTGGTTAATAAATACCAATGAATCCTGGTCGGCACAAGAGAACAAAAGTTTAAGTTCAAGGTCTCATTCAATGACCTATACCCAAAATGAATCCGGTAAGAAATTTACTGTTACCTTTAACCAAGCCGCAGGTACACAAACTTATGGCGATATTACCATAAATCCTACCAGTGGAATTGCTGATATACCAGCTGCAGGTGGAACTTCTGGAGTATTTACATATTCTTATTCTCAACCATGGGGATGGAATGGTAAAACCAATGATGGTGGTACAATTACTTCTGGGGCTACAGTAAATTGGAGTAATGCCATATCAGGTTCTAATCTTGGTACTACACAAAAAGCAAGAACCAGGTTGGGTAGTAGAACCCTTACATTATCTCAAAATGGTAAATCTGCTTCGAAATCTGTAGATGTATACCAGGCAGCTAACCAGATAGTAAATGTTACTCAGGGAGCTTGGGTAGTTTCTATATTTGCTAATCCAACTACTCTTACCGAGCAAGGAGGTACATCCGAAATCAATGCAGGGGCTCAGGCACCAAGAACTAACCATTGGTCTTCAGGAGCTACCAGTTCAGCTCCAAATGAATTTGGTACTCCTACTTTAAGTATACCTACTGCAGTAACTGGATTCAGTTTATCTGGTAATATTTTAACAGTAGCCGAGAATCCTACACCTAATCCAAGAAGTGTAGTAGTAAGAGCAACTATGGGTACGGTATATAAGGAAGTTACTGTAACTCAAAGTGCATATGTAGTAACTTGGAACTATTCCTTCTCCGTGACTCCGACATCGCTCAGTTTCGTCGCTGGTGGCGAAACTAAATATGTTACAGTTTCTTCTTATCGACAAAAAGTTATAAACGGAGTCGAAACAACAACCCGGGAAGATGTTTCATGGACAGTTATAACAAGATCTTTTGGTTTTCATGCTCTAAGAGACAAAGTAGCTGCAGACCCAAATCCCAGTAATGGTAGCAGAACTGGAATTGCCACTTATACTCAAGAGGGGAGTAATAAATATGTTAAAGTTGATTTAGCACAAGCTGCTCCAAAGGTTAATACACTTACCATCAAATTATCATCCTCTGGAATGAGTTTAGTGACCTTGTATGTGTTTAGGATAACGTCTCAGACTTCGGGAGCTCCTAATTCTCCATCTACATATCCAGGCCATTTCTTTTCTGGAACTGGTACTCAGACTCAATTTCAGTGGAATAATAATCGAGGCTTGGAAGTTCTTGACCCTGATTCTGGGGCCAAAGTTTTTGCTCATGCTGGGGATAGCTTAATCATAGCTGTTAAAAACCCAAAAAGTGATACTTGGGCTAACTTCATGGTCATTATCTTGCAAGATAACAACCAAACAATACAAGCTCCTATTTAGAATTAGTACCAATAAAACAATACTGCGGTATTTATATACGTATAGGCCTATATACAAAATTAATTAACTTATGTTTAACATTAAAACTAAAACGTTATGGAATTAAAATCAGGAGAAGGCACTGTAGTGGTAGCCGACAGAGACCGTTGTTGTAATGATGATTGTAATAGAAACTCAGGCTGGGGCTCTGGTTGGGGTGCAGTTGGTGGAGCATTGGTAGGTGGTGGCTTTGGTGCTGCTGCAGTTTCCGTATGGGACAAAATCAATGACACTAAAGCTGACATTCAGAAAGTAGAATCTACAGTTCAAGAAGCAAAGGCAGGTATCTACAAAGATATCTCTGATGCAGCTCGTGGAGTTACTCAAGAAGTCAATGGTGTAGCAAAAGATGTTGCCGGTGTTGGTAGAGAAATCCTTAACAACCGTTTCACAACGGAAAGAGGACTTTGTGATTTGGGATACAAAACCAATTCCGATATCCGGGATTCTCGTGACCAAATGGGAGCAGGCTTCAATCGTGTTATGGACCGTCTTTGCCATATGGAACATGAACAACAGCAATGCTGCTGCGAAACTAAAGGCTTGATTAAAGAAGTAAAATCCGAATTGGCTCTTCAGTTGGAGCGTTGCTGCTGCGACATCAAGAACGGTCAACAGGAAATCAAGTGCCTTATCGAAAACACGGCTAAAGACCAGGAAATCGCTCGTCTCAACCGAGTGGTAGATGCTCAAAGAGACCAGAACATTATCCAGTCTGTAGTTGCCGCTCTTAAAACAACCACAGCTCCGGCATCCTAATTAAGAACCGGACATTGCAAAGGGAAGGAGTGCATCTTACGAGGTGTACTCCTTCCCTCGTTTTAACACCTAAAAACTTAGAGAGATGGAAAAAGAAAAACTAACCGAATATCAGATACAGATATCTTTGCCTGCTCCTAATCAAGAGATTGCTCAAGAAGTAGCAAACAAAGCCCAAGCCCTTGTAGACCAGTTCGGATACTATCAATTCTTAAACTTGGTAGACTTCATGCAGAAGAATCCAGGTGCAGTATCATTCGGTTTAAATTTAATAAATAGGAGGTAATTATGGAAGAATTGATTTTTTCGAAACTACAAAAAGGTGATACATTGTATACCCTAGAAAGAGACAGACGTTCTATGTATCCAATCTTTGATAAGGCTACAGTAATCAGAGTTGGTGAAACTAAACCTATATCCTCAGGTAATGATGGCAACTTTGTTTCAAGTATAGAAGTAGTAATTCAGGATTCAGTATCCTCATTAACTATTTTCTTACCCGTTCAAACTACGGAAGGTATTCATAATGGTATATACTACACTACCGACCTTAAGAACATTGTTAATGAGGTAAATGTTCAAAGAACTAATGCCTTGAATATCCTTAATAACCGGGATAAGTACGAGGCCATCGTATCTGAATGTGATAATATCTTTAAGACTATTGAAGGTATGATTGCTCCTCAAGCTCCGGCTCAGGCTTATAAACCTGAAGAACTTGAAACATTCAAAAGAGAGATAGATACCCGATTATCAACTCAGGAGAATCTTCTCTTGCAAATTGCCCAAGAGTTAGGATTAAATAACAAAGAAAAGAAAGATGGCAAAAAAGGTTAACATAAATATATCGCTCCCGATAGGAAGTGTTCAGATTTATGTAGACCCAAGAAAACAAATGCAAGCAGAAAAGTTGATTACTAGAACTCCTCAAATTATGCAAAGAGGTTATGATTTGGGTTCAAGGAAGTTCGGTAATCAACTTCTTCGTATTGTTAAGAGGAGCTTAAATACGGGAGTTCCTCCTCCAGGTTCTGGAGTATCTTGGCCACCACATTCAGTAGCTACACTTAAGAAGTATGGTTCTCATACTCTATTAAACCTTACTGGTCAATATGCAAGGTCAGTTACTATAGTGAACCGAAAAGATAGAACCTTTGTTGGTCTACCTCTTGGATTGAAAAAGACAACCTACTTTGGAAAGACTTCTCGTAAAACCCTTAATCAAATTGCCATTATGTTAGAGTATGGTAGTAGAGATGGTAACTTACCACCTCGTGAATTATGGGGTCCTGCTTATAAAGCTGCAGGTGGAGCTGATGCTTTACAGAAGTCTATACGTAATGAAGTAAGAAAAGAACTTAGAAAATATACAAAATAATGGCAGATTTTGAAGCAGATAAAACATCTGGTAAAGGTCCTACACTTGTAATGGTACACCCATTAAATATGAATGATACTGAATCAGATAAGAAGGCTTCATTGATTGTAGATGTCAATGGAGTTACTAAAACAGTTAGCCTTCTTCAGAAGAAAGGTACCCTTAGTTACGAATATCAATTAGAGGTAGATAAGGATACACTTAATATTCCGGGTAAAGGTGGCACTGATACTTTGGTAGTTACATCCCGTCGTAGGGGAATGATTAATGGTACTCCTCAGGGAGATTGGGAAAATGTACATGTTATTGCTGAACTCGTAGAGGGAAATCCTTTTACTGATTATGTTGTTAGATTTACTGACCAAACAGAAAAGAATCTAGAGGTAAAAATAAATTCTAAGAATAAGACTGAACAGGATATTACCGGAACTCTAATTATAAAACAGAGTGAAAGTAATGATACTAAAACTATCAAGGTTATTCAGGCAGCAGGTACAGTTTCCTATACTTATAGATTAGAACCACCAACTGTAAATTTATTAGTACCAAAAGACCAGAATGTTAATGAATATGAAACTTCTGTTGGATTTACGATTACTGGGTATAGAAGTAAATTAATAGAAGGTGAAAAAGTCTCTGAAGAAGTTATGGCTTTTAAAATCCCCACTGTTGGTCAATCACAGGATGTTAAGTTATTTAATTCTAATGTAACTGTAACATATTGGATTACTAATTATGGTAATATATCAAATACACCTAAAACTACTTTGTCAGCAACGGTACATGCTAAAAAAACTGCAGGAGTGATGATAAATGGAGCTTCTGCTAACTTCGAGTGTGTATTTACTGATGGTGGAAAATATGCGTTTACTCCGATATTAGTGGCTCAATTAGTATAATATTATGGTAAATACAGAAGAAATAGTAGAAAGGACTTTCTATATCTGTCTACTAACGACGGCATTAAAAAGAAAGCTTACACTAAATCCTGATGATTACCTACCATTATCCTTAGAGAATGAGAAAAGATTTAAGGAAGACTCAGAAGCCTTAAAGAAATTCATACCTATCTTTGGAGTAGGTAATAATCAGGTAAAAGGTGCAAAGACTTGTCCAAGAATTACCATAGAATTGCAAGGATTCTATAATGGTGATATAGGTGTGAACAAATATATCATAGGAGATAAACTAGAGAATGGTAACTACCAGGCTTCAGAATTTCCTTATGAGACTAAAGACATAACTCTGGATATACATCTTGTAGCAAATACTCAACAAGATATGAGATTACTTCATAGTATCATGTATGAAGCTTTGCCATCAAGAGGATATGTAAGACCTTACTATAATGACCTGGAAGAATGGGAAGATGGTAAGGTTGCTCCTACTGGAAACCTTTATATAGAGATAGGTAATTACTATGACCATCCAGATGAAAGTCATGGCCTACTCGAAAAGGTATACCAGTACATATGTAAAGACGGTATCTTGCCAGAAAAACTTGCAGGAGAAGGAGAATTGGTTCCCATCACCGATATCTCAGTACTCTTAGGTACAGTAGAAAAGAAGGAAAACGATTTACTTCAACTCCAAGTGAATAAGGACAATACTTCAGGGTATTAATTAAATAAGTAACTAACTTTTAAAACATAAGAAATATGCCAAATTCACCTTCAGTTAAGTTTGAGTTTGAGAACAGAAATGTTCAACAGACTACTCCTATGTTAGGAGTTTCATGTGTATTGGCTAGAACCACGAAAGGTCCTTATGATGACCCTTCAGAAATCATCAATTCTTTCTCACATTTCCAAAGAGTCTTTGGTTCTGAGATAGTACCAGATGGTTCTGTATCAAATATTGAGAAGGCTTTCATGGGTGGTTCTAAGCTTCGTGTTATTAGAGTATTGGGTAAGGGAGCAACTAAGGGAGTTATATCTGTAGCTGCAGCAAGAACTGCTAAAGCAGCAAAGGCTTCTGAAGATGGTTCTCCGGTTCCTGCATCTGCAACTCCGGAAGAAGCAAGTCCTACATCTCTCTTTAAGTTTACTTCTGGTTCTACTACAGTAGGATTCGGATTGGTAACTAAAGGTTATGGAGACCCAATCGGTAGTGCTGAAACCTTTAATGTAAAAGTTTACAAACAGGCTAACACAATTTACTATCAAGTAGTAAGTGCTAATGGTCAGGTACTGGAACAAGGTCCTATCATTACCTACAAAACTGCAGACAGTGTAAATAACACTTCAGTAGACTATCTGGCTTTGAGTGCTTTTGCAAAGAATTCAGAATACATCGAACCGATTATGACCGATACGGTAGAAGGTATCAAATCGTGGAATAACCTTATCAAATGGTTAACGGATGATGTTGATGGAACTAAGAATCCAATCGATATCAAACTTAACAATGCCGCAATCACTGCTGATGCGGTTACTCTTAACGGTACCATAGGTAATGCAGGTACTACTCCTACGGCAGACGAATGGATTGCTTCTCTCGAATTCGTAAAGGATTATGTAGATGTATATCAATTCGCTTGTTCTCACATTCACCAACATCTTACTACAGATTCAGATGTACTTAAGGTACACAAGGCTGCAGTAGATATGGTTAAGGAATTGCAGGAGTATACCTATTATATCGAAGTACCTAAGTATACCACTCACTATACTCAAGGCGACCAGCCAAGAGATTTGAAAAGTATCAATACCTGGGTACAGACTTGCCTGGGTACTGTAGGTAACTCTAAGTATGTAGCTTACTTCGGTGGTGGTATTAAATACTACAACGAAGACGGTAACTTGGTAGATTCAGATGTACTGGGAACTATCTTTGGTTTGGGTGATGCTTCTGCAACTCAATTCGGTGTATGGAAATCATTTGCCGGAATGAACCGAGGTATTATTTATGATGGTAATGGTCCTGTATGTCCGAATTATGGTTCTCCTTCAAGAACTAACGAACTTAATGAGTTGGCTCAGAACTACGTAAATATCATTTGCGTAAAGGATGTACCTAACCAGGGTAAGAGAACTTTGTTATGGCATTGCTTCTCATCTCAGGTAAAACAAGATTCAGAAAGATTTCTGGCTATTGTAAGATTGAATCTGTATCTCAAAAAGAATCTTAGACCAATCCTAGAAAGATATTTAGAAGAACCCAATATCTGGAACACTTGGAATAAGATTTGGCTTGAGGTTAAACCTATTCTTGATGCCTGCGTAGATGGCGATGCTATGTCAGAATATACCTGGATGGGTGACCAAGATGCTAACTCATACAGTGAACTCTCAGTGAACAACGAACAAGATGTTCGTCAGGGTAAGTATAAAGCTATCCTGAAATATAAAGATATCGTACCAATGCAAGAAGTTACAATGTCAATCATTATTGACCAGGCTTCTAAGTCGGTATCAATTGTTGAAAACGAATAAAACTAAAAGACATGGGAGCAAAAGTAAAAAATCCGAGAAAGAAATTCCTTTGGAGTATCACTTTCCCTAAGCACCCAATCAATACCTATCTGTTCCAAACTTGTACTTTGCCAGATATTGAGATTGACCAGGTTGCTCATGGGGACGTTAACCGGGACGTTAAAACTGCCGGTAGAGTTACAGTAGGTAACTTAGTAGTAGGGAAGTTATTAACTACTGCAGGTTCAGATACATGGCTTCATGACTGGCTTTATTCATGCCAGGATATGATTGCAGGTGGTGGTTTGGTACCAAGCCAATACTGGGAAAATGTAATCGTAAACGAACTTGCCGAAGACGGAGTTTCTGTACTCAACACCCACTTCTTCGAAGAGGTATGGCCATGTAAGATTACAGGTTTAGACTTGGACCGAATGGCTTCAGAAAACACAATCGAAAGTATCGAATTCTCAGTAGGTACTGTCGATAAGTATTAAAAGCTTAGTCTATTTTCAACTAAGATTTTTAGGTGGAGGGGTGGGATTCCTAAAAAAGGGCTCACCCCTTTCTTGTTGTTATATCAGATACTATGGATTTAAGTAACTAATTAAATTAAAGAAATATGGAATTTAGAACTTGTGAATTTACAGCACCCTCCGGATTTAAGTATTCAATCCGTGAACAGAATGGAGCAGATGAGGATATTTTATCTAATCCTATGGACTCTAAGAACTTGATGAACCTTACCAAGTTTATTCAGGCAATTGTGGTAGATACAGACTTCACTCCTAACAGGAGACTTACGGTAGAGGATGCAGACCGTATCCCTTTGAATGACCGGTACCACATTATCTTCATGTCAAGAATTTTCTCACTCGGTGAAGAAGTAGAATTTGAATATAATTGGGGCCAGAATGGTGGGTCAGTAACTTATGGTCAATCACTTCGGGAAATGGTATTCGAAGATTACGGAACATTACCTACAGAAAAGGAAATGGATGAAAAACCTAATGCTATTCCTTATTATCCTGAGCAGAAGAAACTCGTAGACTACGAAGTAGTATTATCTTCTGGTAAACAAGTTATGTTTGACTTGATGACCGGTGCAGGAGAACGTTGGTTGGTTATGTTACCAATAGAAAAACAAACCAAGAGTGCTGGCTTAATGGCAAGAAACCTAAGGCTATCAGTAGATAACAAATGGGAAAAGGTAGAAAACTTCTCTCTCTTTTCAGTAAGGGATATGGCTGAAATTCGTAAGGCAGTATTTACCTATGACCCAGTATTCAGCGGTAATACCGAAGTAGAAAATCCTACTACTGGAGAAAAGGCTGAATACCCAGTTATGCTGTCATCCTCTTTTTTCTACCTGACGGAAGCGTAGACCACCCGGGTACATTCACTTATATATGTAGAGCTGAGATAGTCCTTGATTATCTCAGCTTTTTGCGTCTTCCGTATCGAGAAAGAAAAAGATTTAAAGACTTAGCCGATGAATATTATGATAACCTAAAAAAGATTAAAAATAAATGATAAACAGTAGAAGCTTAGTTGAGGTCGGTGTTGCAATGGTATTAAAAGACCGATTCTCCAATGAAGCAGGCAGGATATCTAATTCATTCAGAACAATGATGAATGATATGAATACCTGGAATAGAGGTATTCAAATGTCTGCTGCTAATGCTTTTGATTTTGGAAAAGAATTGGTTGGTGGTATGGCTAAAGCCTACCAATATTCTGCAGGAGTATACGACCAAGTATTCTTAGCTTCTAAGATGTCTGGAGCAAATGCTGCTCAACAGGCAAGGCTAATGCAGGTTGCTAAGGAGGTCAACGAGGTAACACCTCTTACAGCAAAAGATATTGCATTAGGAGAAAGGTACTTGGCAATGGCCGGTAACAATGTAGAGCAAATCGAAAAAATGATTGGCCCTGCAGCTAAACTGGCTTCTATCTTTAGTATGCCTGTTGGAGAGAAAGGTGGAGTTGCGGACTTGATGACTAACATCATGCAGACCTTCAATATACCTTCTCAAAATGCTACTCAGGTAGTAGACCAATTGGCAACTGCAGTAAATTCTGCAAATATCTCATTAACCGACCTTGCACAATCTTTCCAATATTCAGGAGCAGAATTTAGAAATGCCAAAATCAGTATGGGTGATGCAGCTGCTGCAATTGGAGTACTTGGTAATCAGGGTATCCAAGCTTCATCTGCAGGTACTGCATTGGCAAACATGATGCGCTATTTAACACTTTCCGTAACCGGGCAGAAAAAAGCAGGTAGTACTATGCTAAAATCTTTAGGTATAGACCCAGCTTCTCTAGTGGATTCCCAAGGAAACCTTTTAAGGTTAGATAAGATTATAACCATGCTGGGAGATAAACTTAGAGGTAGAAGAGGTATAGATATATCTTCTGCTCTGTTCAATATCTTCGGAGTTCGAGGTACAAGAGCAGCATCTGCTTTACTTCAGGATTATTGGTCAGGTACCAATAAGCTTACTGAACTTATGGATAAGGTAAACTCAGCAAAAGGTACAGTAGAAAGTTTAACCCAAGAAAGATTACAAACTCCTGCAGGTATTATCGAACAGTTTAAATCAAACTGGGAGAACTTTATTGTAACTGCAGGTTCTACACTTGCCGAAGTTTTTAGCCCAGTATTAAAACTTGGTTCTCGTATCTTGGGGATTATTAACAGTATGCAAGAAACTTGGGCAGGTAAGTTCTTGGTAAAGGTAGTTGCAACTGGAGCAGTAATAGGTACCCTATATCAAGGCTTTAAATTTATTCAAGGTACCATTCGAATGATAAGTACCTTCCAAGCTTTAGCTACTACAGAGACTAATGGTATGGCAGAAGGAATGGCAAGAACTAACGTTCAAGCCTCAATCCTTGAAGGTCACCTGAGAAATATCTCGGCAATGATGATGAGAATGACTGCTATGCAAATGGCTCCAGGTAAATTCTTTGCATTACCTATGGGAGGTACTGTAGGTAAAACCAAAAAAGGTACTGTAGTAGCCAGAGATTCACAAGGGAGATTTACTTCAATGAGTACACTTGCTGGAGCAGGGGCAGGAGCTGCAGTAGGTTCTACTGTAACTAGAACAGCAGGTCAACAGGTAGCTAAGAGAGGTGCTATAGGGTTTGGTGCTAGATTACTTGGTAGTAGACTTTTGGGATTCTTAGGTGGTCCATTGGGATTAGCTTTATCTATAGGTATACCTTTACTTATAGAGGTAATCGGAGGCCTTACAAATTCTGTAGATAAGAATACTGAAGCTTTAAACTCTGATGATAATAAAGCTTCTATTCAAGAAAGAAACCAACAGGCTTTTGTTGAGGCAGTTAGGTCTGCAATCAGAGATGGCTTCAAGGATTCAAGAATTAATATCTCAGTAGATGGAGAACCAGTTGGAGATTTTGCTCCAGGTAATTCATCCGATTTTACTGGTATAGCTTTAGGAATAAACTAAAACAATTATGGCAAGAATATTGAATCAAATAGCAGGTGGGGTTGTTGAAAAGTATAATGACCTTACTCGAGATTCTGCTGGAGTTCTTACTGGTCCTTTAAATAAACTTTGGAGGGCCAGGATTTATTTAAATAGGGCTACATCTACTTTACCTAAAGACACCGCAGATAAAGGAAAGATATATGACCCTAATAATCCTTTTGGACCAAGAGCTACATCAAAGAATCCCAAAGTAAACCAAAGGATACAAAACCAATATCGGATGGAATTAAAACATCAGGTAGAGGGTGGAGTTCCTTTTGGGTATGAAGAGATGGACCCAGCTAAGGGTAATTCCGTAAATAAGAATAAAGAACTTTTTATGGTAATGCCCGAAGTTCGTAATATGAACCAAGTAGTAATATATAATTTGGTATCAACACCTTATCAATATATCACTCTTCAAAATAGACCTCCCTCTATTGACTTCCGAGGAGAAACTACTTGGGCTACCATTAAATCAATGGGACGTAATACTCCCATGTATCATTACACTGGAGCAGAGGATATAATTCAATTCAATGTATCTTGGTTCTGTAATGACCCAGAAAATCCCGAAGAGGTAATCACTAAATGTAGGTTATTAGAGATGTGGTCTAAGGCAAACTCCTATCAGGCAAGCCCACCAATACTAAAGATTGAATGGGGTAATTCTGGTATATTTGAGAACCATCAGTATATACTTACTTCAGCAACCTATACCTTAAACAATTTCCGAAATGCTTCAAGGACAAGGGTTGCAGGTAAATCATGCGAGATTGATGATTTGAAATTACTTCCTGCAGCTGCAACTCAAGAATTAATCTTCAAGAGAGTAAGTGCTTATAACTTATCCTATGCAGATATTGTAAATGAAGAAACTCTAAAGAAAACGAAAGGAATAAGTTTATGATAGACTTAAATCAATACTTAACTGGAGCTAGCCCCTATGATGGGGCAGTAGCTCTTAAATATGATGATGGGGATTATTCCTTAGAAACAATCCCACCCTCGGTTCCATATACAAATAATGATAAGCAACATACCGTAATGGATGGAGAAACCTTGCAGAACATTGCTTATCGTTATTATGGTGATTCTGGGAAATGGTATTTAATAGCTGAGGCTAATAATATCCTAAACCCTTTTGCAGAACTTGAACCTTATCAGTTAATAAGAATACCAATGTATGGCAACTAAGAAACCTAATCAATCAATTCTTTATAATGGAACAGCAACACCATATATGGCACTGTTCGATTCTGGAGGTATGCCTATAATGAATGTAATTACAGGTATACCTCTTGGCGCTTATATAAGTAATTGGAGCTACAAATATGATGAGGAGAAGGAGAACTTAGCAACCATCACATTTGATACTGGAGACCCAGATACAGTAGATATCCCAGAACTCCAGGAAGGCTCCATTATTTATCTTCAGTGGGGATACATATATCCAGATGGCCAATTTATTTCAAGTCCCATACGAAGTATTAAGGTAAGGGATTTGGATTGTGTATTCGATTCTACTGGTACTCATGTGACATTAAAGTGTATAGATACAGTTGGAGATTTAAGATTCCAACCACCATACACTTATTCGGATTTATCAGAGTATAGCTTATCTAATTTTTTAGATAAGGGTTGTAACAATGATATCGGTGTAATCATAGAAATATTTCAGTAATGGCTAAACAAGTAATAAGTAATAAAGTCTACGAGTCACTACAGGTCCCGACAGAACAGAGTCGAAATACTGTTGGAAAGATACTTTACTCTAATAGTTTTAGTGGAGTAGCTCAAGTACCTATGCCAGCAGATTTGAAGGCTCTGATAGATAGTGACTTAGGATTAATAGGTAATAACATCTTAGTTCAATTAGAACAAAAGATGAAAGGTTATCCTAATGGTCCTTGGTATATTGATTCTCGAGATGGTGTAATCTATATTCATAATCGAAAGTTTACCCAAGAGCCAGAATATAATTATATATACCAATCCGAAAATGGTGAAGTACTCAAAGTATCATTTACCATGCAGAATGTAAAGAAAAGAGTTAAAGCAATTCTATCCCAAACTGTAGACTCCGATGAAAAGGATATTATTGTGGGTTCTACTGGTATTCAAGAACCAGACAAGGATAAAGAACAGATAACCCCTAAACGGGATAAGACCGTAACTCCTCAAGATAATACCGAAGTAGTACCTTCTTGGGATTATAATACGGGTCAGAATTTCGGATTGGGTCACCCTAATACTCAGGCTGAATTTGTAGATAATCAGAAGAGAGCAAAGGGTTTTGCTGTTCCAAATTTAAAAACCCTGAGAGAAACTAATTCAAAAGAACCATTACCTACTCCGGGCCAATCTTTTAATGCTAGTAAAGAGGCTAAGCTTAATCAGATGTCTGTTGAAGATTATCAAAGAGCTATATCAGAAGTAGAGAGAACTTTACCTGCTGATAAACGAGCTATACTTCAACAAATTAAGAAAACCTGTAAGACTGGTAAATCTGCTGAAAGTAATCTAAAACAATATTTTGAAGCTGAGAAATATGTATTTACTGGTGATGAACAGATAAGGTATATGGCTGAAGAATATATAGACCCTACTGAGTATGACCCAGAAGGTTATAGGATAAAATCTGGTAGAGCTATGGGTGGTTTAGAATACCAAACTAGTTATTCTAGTGCTTGGGATAGAGGTTATGGAGCTATGCAAAAAGACCCCAATATTGTTGAGGTATCTTCAACCGATACTCAACAATATAATTTGGGTTATGGTAATATGGGTAAGAAAGTAAAAGTACGCCGTTGGAAGAAACACGATTTATCAGTACCTCTATACAAGTTATATCACAACTTATTTAGTAGATATGGTGGAGCAGATAAATATATTTGGGCTATGAATGCTAATGCTAATGGTGGTCTTAAAACTACCGAAAGAAAACTTTCTTGTCAAATGACCGTAGTTGGTAGACCTTCATTACAATCTTCTCAGGTAATTTTTTTAGGGAATGTAGGTAAACGTTGGTCTGGGTATTGGTATATTAAATCAGTACAACATTCGATGGATGCAGGTCAGGGTTATCTATGCACTCTAGATTTGATTAAGAATAATGCTCGGGATGGACAGATAACTGCTAAGTCTCACCTAAGTACTCAGGATATTGTAAGCAATGATGCTGCTTCCGGTGCTAAAACCCCGTTCGGTAAAGATAAGAAAAAATCTGGGCCTGACTCTAGTATTAACTTTAACTTTACTAATAATGAAGTAACTTATTTTGTTGAAGCTTATATGGACCCAGAAACTGGTAAAATGGTAGACCCAAAAGGTGCTGGAAAATTTTTACTTAATAAGCTTTATACGGATGAGATATATGCTAAAGACCCAATGGCTATAGCTGCTGGTACTGTACAAACTGAGGGCAATATGGTATATTCTGACGGTATTCTTAAACCGGGTAAAGTTACGGTAAAATGGGTAGACCCAAGTAAGATTACCCCAGAGATGAAGGCTAAGTATAATTTTGATTGGATTAACTATGCTGAGAAGATGTACATTCGGTATAATAAAAACAAAAAATAAGTGAATAATGTACTCAACTGCTAAATTGATAACAGAAGAAGGCCTCGAAGGATTGGGTAGATATTACTCAGTCTATCGAGGCATTGTGGTAGATAATGATGACCAAGAGAAACATATGAATCGTATCAAGGTATGTTGTCCTGAAGTAATGAGTGGCATTATATCTTGGGCTTACCCAAAGAGTCAACATGGTTCTATCAACAATGGTTTTAAGTTCTTAGCTCCTAAGGTTGGTGATATAGTATTTGTTACTTTTGAGTTTGGAGACCCAACTAAACCCCTATGGGAATATCATGGTTGGGCTTTAAATCAAATACCAAGTCCTTTAGATGGACCAAACAAAATGGGTATTATTACTCCAGAAGGCAATGTAATAGTTCTAGATGATGATAATGGTAAACTAACCATGTACATCAATGGAGACATTGGAGTTACTGCAAAAGGTAACATATCTATCCAAGCTCAAGGAGACGTAAGTGTAGGTTCTGGTGATACAGTAATCTTAAACAAAGGGGAGAATCAAGGAGTAGTTAATATTAAAGAACTAACCGAAAAGCTAAACCAAACTGTTCAAGAACTAGAATCACTTAGAGCTCTATTTAATTCTCATGTACACTCTGGTGTAACTACCGGACCAGGTTCTTCGGGTCCTACTGTAACTCAAGCAAGTAAACCATTCTCGGAATTTAAACAAGAAGATTACGAGGATACTAAATGTATACACTAATGGATAATTACTTTACTGACATAATAGGGAAAGGGGTGACTTTCCCTATTCAACTAAGTAGAAATGAAAAGGGTGAAACTGGATGGTATCCGGTTAATGGAGATATGGAGTTAGTAAGAAATAATATTAACTCTATCCTATATTATATGATAGGCCAGAGATTTCGACAGGAAAACTTTGGGAATCGCTTATGGGAATGTATAGAAGAGCCAAATTCACAAGCCCTGAGTTTTATTATTAAAGAGTTTATAAAAACTGCAATTGGTACCTGGGAACAAAGGTTAACCTTTAAAGGTATCAAGGTTGCTAGAGTTGATGCAAAGGTAAATATAGAAGTAGAGTATTCTATTAATGGTACAGGCTCTAGCCAATATCTATACCTTACCTACAACAACTTAGATAATTCATTAAATACAAAATAATATGGGAATCACTAATAAATGGCTTAACCCTTATCAGAGGTCTTATCAACAGATTAAGGCCAAGCTGATAGAATCTCTTATGGGTATAAAAGACAGAGAGGGGAATGTACTCATAACAGATTACTCGGAAGGAAACATATTAATCATTATCCTTTCATTATTTGCGGCTATTGCCGAAGTTCTTCATTACTACATTGATAACATGGCAAGGGAAACCTTCTTACCTACTGCCAGAAAGTATGGTTCAGTAGTTAAGCATGGTGCCTTGGTGGATTATCATGCAAGAGGTGCTATTGCTGCATCGGTAGACTTAATGATATCAAGGGATGTATCTGGAGATTCCATTGGAGCTAAGTTAACTATACCTGCAGGTACTTTATTCACAGACCAATCAGGGAACAAATGGTTATCTACTAGAGATGTAGTTTGGTATTCAAATGTGACTGATTGTAAGGTACCAGTAGTACAACATGAGTTATACACTGAAAGTCAGGTTAATGGTATGATTATACCATCCGAAGAAAAATTAAGAATTACTCTCGGTACTTTACCCAATGGTAAATACTATGAACATGGAACTATGAACATGAAGATTGGTGGAGAATCTTGGGTATTAGTAAATACCTTCGCTTATTCAAAACCTACCGATAAGCATTTCATGGTAGTAGTAGATGAATCTCTAACTCCTTATATTACCTTTGGAGATGGATTATATGGTAAGAAACCTGCTGTTGGTGCAAAGATATCTGATTTAACCTTTTACCTTACATCTGGTAGTAACGGTAATGTTAAGTCTGGTACTATTACCTCAGTACCATCAGTAATATCCTCTTCAGTATCTGATGCAACTGTAAGTAATACTTATAATGCAGGTGGTGGCTCTAACTACGAAAACTTTGGTATGCTCAAAGAACATATACCTTTGAGTGTTAAGACTATGGGAGTAGCTGTTACTAAACAGGACTTTGTAGACTTGGCTAAACTGGTAGATGGAGTTAGTAAAGCTAAAGCTGAATATGAATGCGGTAGAAAACTTATTGTATACATTGCCCCAGATAATGGGGTAATTGCCAATTCTTCCATGATTAAGAAGGTATATGATATCTTACATCAGAATTCACCTCTTACTACTTGGTTGACTGTTAAGTCGGCAGGTAAAGTTAATATTATACTGGATATCGAAGTTACTGGTAAGAAGTCATATAAAACCTCAGAAATTCAATCTCAGGTACTCGGTGCTTTGTTTAATGCTTATTCTCCTGAGAGTTCAGACATTGGTGGTAGTGTAAGAATCTCAGATATCTATGCCCTTATAGATAATCTGGAATCAGTAGATTACCTATACTTAAAGAAATTCTATACTAAACCTTGGCCTACAACCCTTTATGGTAACAAGGAATTAATCCTTGGTCAATTCCAATTGGATAAGGCTAACGGTTCTATGGCTTATTTTATATCTTTCTCTTCAGGAACTACGTTTACCCTCAAGTCTCTGAAAGGTGGATTTTCTTATGATGGAAAAATAGGTAAGACTACACAGATTCGAGATAATATAAATGGGTTTATCTTTGCCCTTGATATTCAGAACAATGGTTATCAATCTGGATTCAGATATACCATAACCATTGCCGAACCTAACAAGGATTATACAGACCCGGGTTATAATATCCCGGTATTCGAAGATTCAAGTCAGTTAACACTTAAAGTAAATGAAACAGTATGACAAATCTTAAAAACCTAATTGATTTCTTACCATTTGAATTTAAGGAGCAAGATACTTATAAAGTCAATGGTAAGGGTATATTAGAAAGATTTCTAGAAATATGTGGTTCATACTTCCAAGATAATATTACTTCTGATATTGATAATATTCTAGATTTAATCGATATCGATAAAACTCAACAGAGGTATTTAAACTACCTCTGGGAGTTCTTGGGAGAATTACCTTTTGCTAGAACAGGAGAACATACAGGAGTTCCTAACCTAAGTGATGAACAGATTCGTACAATTTTAAAGTACTCAATCTCATTACTTAAGATTAGAGGCTCAAGGAAGTTCTTCGAAATTCTTTTTAATATGTATGGGTTAACATGTACCATTGTAGACCCAACAGATGGAGAGATGGATAAATGGGAAAAGGTAGACCCATTATATGATATTGATTATTCCAGGTACGATAAGTACAACTATGATAAGATTTATGGTTGTGCTCAATGTATCGAGGTAGATATTAGTATCGGTGGCCATGGCTTTACATCTCCAACTAAAGAGTTCAAGGCTTTCAAACAATCAATTGATAAATTATTCGATAGGTTCTTACCTTATAATGTATCTGGAAATATTAAATATGGTTTTGACTTAGCCTACAATTATAAGATAGTTGCAGAACCCATGATATCTCCGGCAAAGATTGTAACTGGCCATATTACAGAAGTACCTATTAGAGTAACTGTAACTTCGAATTATGAGGATGCAGACTTAAGGTATCAGGTAACTGGATATGACCCATCAAAAAACAAGTGGAGCTCTAAACTATACGAAAGTGGTTCTATCTTTTATGCAAAGAAAGGTGACCAAAGATATTATTTCAGAAGCGTTGGAGATAATTCGGTAACTACTTATGTAGATATAGGTTTAGAGTACTACACTAAGTCTTATCATATCTATGCAGACTTAATAAGTGGCGGTACCGACTTAGATAATTTGGTAATCACTGGTAGTAATACTAAGATTGAAGTTAAGGTTACTGCTAATTTGAATTATCAGGGTAGTATTAAACCGGTAGGTGTTCAGTTAATAAATACTCATGAAATTAAACCTTCTGGTTCTATTTGGGAAATAACTTCTGCAGGTACTTACGAATTTGTTATTGCAGACTTCCCGGCAAAGAGGATAATCTTAAAGGTTACTTCAATAGCTACTAATTATACTGTAATATGTGAACCTCGAAATGTAAACATTACTAATTTAGAATCATCTAAGATAACTATTCGTTCCTCAGACCCGAATGAAAATACTACTGATTTGATTGCCGTACTTACTACAGACCCAGGAGTATTGGTTAGGAATGGTTCTAGATGGACTCCTACCCGAGTAGGTACATTCTTATTCAGATGTACCAAAGATACTTCTGGTAATTCTGCAAATTATGGTACAGTGGTTGCTTACAGATTAGGATATACAATTACTTATGGCATTGGAGTATCTAATAAGAAGCTTAGCTTGAATGCTCAAGGTACTGCTTCTATTAAGTTGTTCCTTACTTCGGGTATCTATTATTCTACCTTTGAAAGTGCTAACCTATATTCATACTTCAATGATACCATAAATGTATACAGAAAGAATACCTCGGGTACTTGGGTAAAATTAGGAGATGTAGAATTAGAAGATAGATATGTAGAAGGTCCAGATTTCTATTATGGTAAAAGTATAGATTACTTATTTAATGAAGCTGGTACTTATAAGTTTGAATCCGTAGGAGACCCAACTCAAACGGTAGAGGTAGAGGTATTAGAATATGTACCTACACCCGAATCCTATTTATGGTTAGAACCAATGAATCCCGATGATGAAAATTGGTATGAACTAGAGCCGTATTCTCAAACGGAATCCACTAAATATATCAAGGCTGGTTATCAATTAACCAAGAATCAGAATTGCCAATTCTATTTAAGATATGGAGATGGTGGTAGTCAGATAACGGGTATTACAGTAGAAGGTTTATCTGAAACTTATAGTTCGAATATCTTAATTACCTTTGATACTGCTGGTACCTATAAATTTCATTATCGAGGTTCAGTAGTAACTTTAACCGTAAAAAAAGTAGTACCTCAGTATAAATTAACTCTTAATCCTGTAAGTGCAGAACTAAGCGATAGTGTACCAGAAGTATCTACTATTGTAACATGTACTTCGGATACTGGAGACTCTGGTGATATAGTTTATGAGACGGTTCCTGATGTAGTTCATACCAGTCCCTATCAGTTCTTTACCAATCTACCTGGAAAACATACTTTTTATGTAAAAGATAATCCTGCAGTCAAAGTAGTATTTTTAGTAAATATAAAAGACATAGTAGATAAAACAGAATTAGTATGGGAGTCTAACGATATATCAGAGCAGGGAATCCAAATAGTGGTTCCCGAAGAAACAGAATGGAAACTTAAAATAGAATAAAAATAGATGGAAAGCAACTCTTTTAACACAGTCTTCAAAACTAGCCTTATAGGATTCACTTCTGAATTCTACGGTATTATCTTTGACCTAAGGTGGATGATTTTATTAGCCTTTGTATTAATACTTTCGGACTTCTGGTTTGGAATATCCGTCAGTAGGATGCAGGGTATAGAAGTAAGGAAATCTAGAGCAGGAAGAAGAACTCTTAATAAAATTATTGATTATTTATGTTACGTATTACTTGGAGCCATTATAGGTAAGGCTATTGGAGACCCCTATGGACTTAATCCTATAACAGTTTCTATAACAATCATGATACTATGTTATTGTTTCGAAATAGATAGTATTTACAACCATATCTGTGAACTTCATGGAGTAAAGAAAAGGTACAGTATATGGGCTATTTTATGGAAATTTATAACATTCAAGTTCAAAGATGTAGGAGAGGCTTTCCAAGATATGAAAAATCAATCGAAAGATTTTAAGAACAATAAAAACGAGGATACAGTATGAAAACTTATTTCGATTATGAAGGTATTATTAAATCCAAGGATGCAGCTGAAGCCATAGCTGCACCAGTTGGTATAGGCCCATTTTGTGGATTTGGTTCGGCAGTGATAAATAACAATGCTATCACAATATCTCCAAATGGAGAACCTACCTCACCGGCTTACCTGGCAATAAAGGATAGAATTATTGCAAGGTATATGACTAAGGCTTCGGATTCTGGAGAAGGCCCAGAAGTTAATTTCGGATGTATTGCCAGGGATGGTATGATATTTATATCGGATGCTGCAACAATCCGTATCTCAAATATCGAAGGTTCTAAAGGTAGTAATGAAGATGTGATTGTATTTGCATATCATACTCCTTTGGAAGAACCAGTACAGAACCCAGTACAATTTAGAGCTTTCTGGAATGAATCAAATTCCTTCTACAGTTTGTATAAGAAGTCGGTAGACCCCTTATATCCAAGTGCTAAGGGGTCTAGAAACTTGTCAAAAACAAACGTATTAGAAGATACGGAATTAACTTATGAGTCACTAGCTAGTAGAGCTATGGCTTCGGTAGCTCAAGGCTTGGTAGACAAATCATCCATGGTACTGATAGGTATTTATGGTCAAGGTATTAACTCTATAGATAATACAGTAGAGAAATATTCTATTGTCCCCTATGGGGGAAGATTCCCTCAACCAGTAGAATATAATACTGCTATCCATGGTATGCAACAATCTAATGTAGAAACTCTCTTACGGTTATTACAGGGATTCCCTAATTTTGATATTAAGGCTTATATTGATGAAAAATTAGGTAGTAGTAATAGTGTGGGAGGCTCAAGTATACCGAGAGGATTAATTGCTATGTGGAATGGTACTCAGATTCCTGATGGCTGGGCTTTATGTAATGGTCAGATTGTAGATGATTTACAAACTCCAGACTTATCTGGTAAGTTTATAGTAGGTTGGCAATCTGGTAATGAGGATTATAATCTTATTGGTAATACTGGAGGTAAAGATAAAGTTACATTAAGTGCTACCGAGATACCTGCTCATAACCATGAATTTCAAGATGCCTATTTTTGTGAAGCTTTTTCAGATATGGTTGCTCCCAATGGTACGAAATGGATTGGTAATAACCTTACTGGTGCCAAATCTTCCGATAGAGATAATTCCTATGTATCCCTGTGGAATCATAATACTCTTGATACTGGTGGAGGACGAGCTCATGAGAATAGACCTCCTTATTATGTACTAGCATACATTATAAAACTATAATAATGTGTAACTACTTATAACAATATCAATGAACTTTTAATTTATGAATTGCTTAACAATTGGGATAGGGACGTTGGGAAACGCCCCTTTCTTTTTGTGTTTAGTAATGCAGTTCTTCTTTGGCTTTCTCTTCCCAGTATTGGATATCCGCCTTTAGTTCACTAATATACTTGATAGAATTCTTAGTTCGAGGCATATCAAAGAACTCTACTAAAAGTATATTGGTAATTCTCCCTGACTCAGGCATACGTTCTTTAATATAAGGTGGAGGAGTTACTAATACCTCGAATAACATATAGGCATCTGAAGATAGATTAGCTTTCATATAATCATAAAGCAATTCCAACATATCTTCTTTGGCTTTAGCTTCTTCTTCATCATCTTCAAGCTCCTTATCATTATCAAATAAATCCTCAAGCTTAAATAAGTTCTGATTATATTCTGCAACCTCTCCATAGGCAAATCTCAGAAGCTTATTTTTAAAAGTAGCTAGAGATGATAAGATTCTTGCTTTAAGATGTTCTTCACTACAAGTACCGTAGTACTTATTAAAAACAAATAACATTTTATCCCAGAAATAAGAAGATATTATATCTGGAGTAAGGTTGAATCTTTTGTAATCTATCTGTTTGGTTAGGTTCCTAATAACAGGTTTACAAACTTTATACAACCTATTAAACATGGCTTCATCATAATCCCGCATAGGTTTTAATCTGTGCAGTTCTGAACCATTATTACCGTTGGTCTTTCTCATATCTTTATAAATATTTCGTTAATGCAAATATATAAATTTATTCATTATATAATATAAGAATATTAAAATATTTCACCGAACGGCTGAGGATTAGAAGACTAGATACTGTGGACATGAGTTCAGAACTATATGGAGACTATCAAAATCTATTAGTTATTATATTGCAATATATTAATGTATGAAAAAAGATAAAATCAAGTTTTCGTTCGACCCGAGTTTCCAGTTAGAGATACTCCGGTTCATTATTCAAGACAAGGAAGGAGGTTTAGTACTGGGAAGGTTAAAACCCAGTTACTTAGTTCTTATTGAGCATTCCTTAATATGTGAGGGTATACTTAAGTACTTTAAGAAGACAAAGAAGATACCCTCTCAGAATGTATTAAAGGAAGTGATAAAGGAAATGCTAGAATCCAAGGCTTATGTAGACTTAGTAACTAAGGATGACATACCAACTATTGAGAGAACAATTAAGAACCTCTATTCAATTCAATTATCGGATTCCGAATATATTAAGGAGAAGATTTATAAGTTCTCTACTTATGTTGAGATGAAGAACTTGAATGATTCATTCGACTTAGATAACTTCGAACAATACGAGGAATATTCTAAAAAGATTGAGAAGGTTCTTCAAAAGAGTAAGCCTAAGAAAGAGGATGAACCTTTATATATGATTCGAGATGTTACGGAGAGACAATTTAAAAGACAATCAGAACCTTCAGTAGTTCCCTGTCCGTTTAGGCAATTGAATGATTTGACCAATGCTGGTGGATTCCCAGTTGCTTCAGTAAATGTAATTCTGGATAGACCAAAGGCAAAGAAAACATTCTTCATGGTAAACCTTGCAAGAGGATACCTAAGAATGAAGAAGTCAGTATTATATATAGATACAGAAAATGGTCAAGAACAAATCATGGACCGTTTCATTCAATCAAGTATCAATAAAACAAAGAAGGAATTATATTCCGGAGATTACGATAAACTCGAAGCTAAGCATTTAAGGAAATTGGCAAGATTTGGAGTTGAATTGGTAGTTGAAAGAGTACCTGCATTGATTACTGACTGCAATTATATAAGAGAAAAGATATTAACTCTTAGAAGCCAGGGAATTGATATTAAGGTATTGATGGTCGATTATGCAGGTAAGCTTGCATCATTAGCCAAGGATAAAGAGGATTTCGATAGAATCTCGAATGTATATATTGACTTACAGAACTTAGCAGAGGAACTACACTTAGATATTATATGGACTGCTCATCATATTACAAGGGAGGGTAAGAAACATAGAACTACTAAATACGATGAGAATGATATCTCAGGCTCAATTGCAATTGTTCGTAATGCTCAATTTATCATGGGTCTTAATTGTACTGAGCAAGAGGAGAAAGATAATATTCTTCGAGTTGAGATTGTAGTACAAAGGGATGGTCTTCCTTCGGGTAGAGCTTTATTCAAATGTGATGTCGAAAGACAAAGATGTACAGAATTTACTAAAGAACAACGAAAGCAATATGATGAACTTTATGGAAAATATCTCGATGAGCAATTTAAAAAGAAAGATAATCCAGATGCTGATTCCAAGAAAAGAGCTAATAACTGTGGAGATATATAGATGTAAACTTGGTATTCATGCTTGGGTAACTGAACATTGGTGGGAACTTAGGCAGAGACCTAGAAATACCCTTACAAGGAAAGGAGGTAGGAAGAGAGCTCAATATTATAAGAAATATCGTACCAGAACCTATTGTAGAATTTGTGGTAAAAAGAAGAATGAGAACAAAGAAAGTAATAGTAATAAAAGATAGATGGACCGATGGATTAGCTTTAGAAATATCCCATAATGGTTGGCAAACAACTTCCATCGGTAACTTGGATTTAGAGGATTTAAAGAGAATCCGAAAAGTAATTCGTAAAGCTATAAAGGAACATGAAAATAACAAATCAGTTTAAGTCTAAGCTCAAAACTTATTTCGTTAAAAGACTTGGAGCTTTTGAATATCGAAGAGGCTGGATGAAACTCCCAACTTGCCCTTACTGTCATAGGGAATTAAAGATGGGAGTTAATCTTTCCATGTACAGAACTAATTGCTTTAGATGTAATGAACATCCAAATCCCTCACAATTAGTTATGGATGTTGAGGGATTCGATACTTATCACGAACTTATAAATTTCTTAAACAATGGACAATTCGAAGAACTTGAATTTCACGATGAGAAGGTTGAACTTGCCAAAGCTAAACCTTTGTATTTACCAGATAGTTTTAGACTCCTTAGTATCGGAGATTCACAAATTGCAAGGAGCATTAGAAGCTATGTCAAAGGCCGCGGATTTAGTATCGAAGAGTTATGTAAACATGGAGTTGGTTATGCGACGAAGGAACCTTTCTTCGGATACCTTATTATACCGTTCTATTATCATGGCCAACTCAGGTATTACAATGCCAGAAAAGTTATCGGAAACGGTCCTCGGTATAATAACCCCAACAAAGATATCACAGGCCTTGGAAAAGAGTTTATCATATTTAATTATGACGCATTGGAAATGTATCGGTCGGTATTCATTTGCGAAGGGGCACTTAATGCTCTCACAATTGGGGATAGAGCTATTGCCACAATGGGCAAAGTTGTATCTAAATATCAACTAAACGAACTAATAAAGGCACCTTGTCAACGGTATATAATTCTATTAGATTTTGATGCTCAAAAGTATGCTATAGAATTAGCCTTAAAACTCATATCGTATAAGAAGGTGAAGTTAGTTCTTTTTGAGGATAATCGAGATGTAAATGACTTAGGTAAGAAAGCCGTTCTTAAAAAGGTTTACAAAACTAAGTATACTACTTATCAAGATTTAATTAAACTTAAAAACTCACTATAATGGAAGATAATGTACCGGGTTTTATAGGTTACCATATTACTAGAGAGGAAGAATTGTATTCAAGACGGGTAGAAAGATCTCCTCATAAGTTTGGTAAATGGCATAAATTAAGGCTTTCGAAAAAGGTTAGAGTTAAGGTAAGACTCTATAAGGATGGTATGGGTTATGATTTGAGTATTAGTAGGTTGGTGGCTTTAGTATATGTATATAATCCTAATCCTTCTAGATTTAATGAGGTAATGCACTTAGATAATAACCCCTTAAATAATCATTATAGGAATCTTCAATGGGGTACACATAGTATGAATATACAACAAATGATTTTCGAACAGAGAAGAAGGTCATTTAAAACTACCCAAAATCCCAACTGGGAAAATTTTAAGATTTCTGATAGAAAACTGAGAAGATTTAAAAGATTACTGAGTTTAGGTAATAGTAAGCTATACATTAGTAAAAGGTTAAAGGTGTCACGTAAAACGCTCTATAACTTTATTCATAGAACTAAAGTCAGAAACTCTTTGAAATAAGGATTTCCTATTATATTATAAAATAATATATTTATGCGTGAACCATCTATCCATATAACTAAGTTTCAATTTGAGGAAATATTAAATACCTTAGAGGTAGATAATTTCCCAGTTGAGGCTTTTTTTGTTATTGCTCGAAAGGAGGCAATAAATCATAGAGCAGTCTTAGTTTCTAACAATAAGAATACTAAGAAAGTTTCTAACATTTTACTAGCATCCAAGGGAGATGCTGCCCTTGTTGCTGATATTTTATACGCAACTCGTATAAAGTTAAAGCATAGGGGAGTTCGTAAAATAAATGAGAGTAATTCCCGAGAATGGGCAAATTGTAAAAAGCTTGCAGAAGTATGTAATACCTTTTGTGAGGATTTTAAATTTGATACTCGAGAAGGCTTTATCAAATATATAGAGACCGGGTTAAAGAGAATGACCGATTATCGTAATGTTATGCAAAGGTTAATATCTATGCAGGACAATATTACTCATCAAGTAGATGCCGAAATAGAGTTGCAATATTCAGATTCAAAGCTTACTAAAGAGATACATGATTATTTCATAGGTAAGATTGCTAAGGCAACTGGTATATATGAATCTTATGAAAACCAACCTGAGAAGTATGTACACTTTGCAAAGGTAGGAGAATTCTTAAAAGAAGAGGGTTGGGATTATAAGACATTCATTGATGCTCAGTTCGAATCTCTTGCATGGTGTAATGGTTTACCAGATATTGCACAGATGTATACGGATAAAGCCATCGAAAGATACAATAAGTATTTATATAAGTATAAGAACAAAAAATCCCTGGAAGAAGAACCAGAAGTTGAAGGCTCTCTCTGGGAGAAAATTAATAATTAAAAACATAACGTTATGAAAGCTTTAAAATTTTTAGGTAACAGAGTAGAGGATGCAGCTAATGCTTTTATTGATGTCCTCAAGTATTCAGACCAATCAGTAGATTATCCTGATTTCAATGATATCGAACCTTGGCCGGATGATATTGTTAACATGTTCAAGGATGCTCTGAAGGATAAACCTTTCTCAGAGATTAGTGCTATCCTTATGTACACTCAACAATCTTCAAGGTTCGAACCTATTACAGAACTTATGTTGGGTATTAGTTTAGTAGAGATGAGACACTACGATAAATTATCGGATTTCTTACAGAAGGCAGACCCATACGAGGAGAATCCAGTTATGGATATTTATCCAAAGGTAGAGGTAGGTTTTTCTCCTGAGAGTGCTTTGAAGATCGCCTTAGATTCGGAGATAGAAACCATCGGTCATTATAAGAAGATTATGAATAACGTAGCCTTACATAATGACCGGGCAGATTACGATGACGTGATGTACTTATTGAATAAGTTGGTTGCTGATGAAGAACATCACATTAAACTTCTCAAAGAGGCAATGGGTATGGATAAATCCACTAAAGGTGTAACGGTAATTATCAAATGAGTAAGATAATAATACAAAACGGAAATATGTGCGAACTTGATTTACCTCTTAAGTTCGCACAGAAACTCTACCAGGAATTTTCAGTTAGACATCCTAATGCTTTCTATTTACGTACAAGGCAAAGAGGTATGCAGAACTGGGATGGTAAGATTCATTATATTAATAAGCATGGTGAATTTAAGATAGGTTTTCTTCCGGCAGTATATGAAAAGTGTATTGAGTATGGAATTAAACCTAAAGTTGTAGATATGCGACAACCATTACCTAAAGTCAATGAAGTTGTTACGAAGATAGGAGAATATAAATTAAGACCAGAACAAGAGAAGGCTGTTAAAGCGGTAATCAATAACAAAGTAGGTAAGGTACCTTTTCAGATTGGTATTTTAGATTACACCGTTAATGCAGGTAAAACTCTTATCATGTCGTCTCTTTATCTATCCTATAAGAAGCAGTTAAAGACTTTGCTAATAACTAATGACTCTGATTGGTTAAACCAGGCTAGAGAAGAGTTTAAGAAATACCTACCAGGAGAACAGATTACATTTGTTCAAGGTAAAGTATTAAACTGGAGCAATTTTACCATTGGTATGGTTCAATCTATTTCTCGTAACATGAGATTCTATCAAAATGAATTATCTAAGATAGATATGGTTTTGGTAGATGAGGCAGACCAAGGTGGAAGTAAGCAATATCAAAATGTACTTACTCGTTTATTTAATACCAGAGTTCGTATAGGATTATCAGGTACCATTTATATGAGTAAGCTTG